ATGATAGGCTCAGTGTGGAACAAATGGGATCTTCATTTGCACTCCCCGTTTACCAACCTAAATAACAACTATGGCAAAACCACGCTCCGAGAATATGCGCAGGCGATAAAAGCCGCCAATCTCTCGCTTATAGGAATAACCAATTATTTCTACTTCAAAGAAAATGAACTTGAACTTATCAGAGCCGCCCTCAAAGAGGCAGATTCTAAAACGGTGGTTCTCGGAAATATTGAACTCAGAATAAATCAACCAAACAAAGAAGGAGAATGGATTAACGTACACATTATTTTCGCAGAAACAATCTCAACAAAAACGATTAACGACCTTTTATCAAAATTCATCGTAACCAACACTACCAATGATGGAAAGAATATTTGGTGCTCTGAAGAGTCATTCAAAACATGCGGCGTAGATGCAGGCGAAATAGTTATCGAGCCAAAGTCTTTATTAAAGCACCTTGAAGATAGCTTAATTGCCGGAAAAGACTTTATGATCGCGATGTGCCCAAATGGTTATGGCGGTTTTCAACCAGATAGAAAAGAAGGGCGTTCAGTAGCTGTAGCCTTAGAAATTGACAAGTTCAGCAATATTATTTTCGGCAGACCTAGAGACCGCAATTTTTTCCTTCAACCTGATCGCTTCGAGAATGCCATTGCAAAACCTGTCTTTAATTGCTCGGATGCTCATGCGATCGCACAGATAGGAGAAAAATACACTTGGGTAAAAGCCAAACCAAACTTCCAGGGATTGAGGCAGTCCATTTTCGAGCCTTCAGATAGGGTTCAACAGACTGATGATTTTATAGAAAGGTCATTCATAAAGCCTTACTTTCGTAAAATATCAGTACAGGGGCGAATTTTTGACGAGGGAGACATAAAATTTTCGCACCAAGAAATACTGTTAAACCCGAACATGGTCGCAATTATTGGAGGCCGAGGAACAGGAAAAAGTTTATTACTAGACGCGGTTTTTTCTAGATTAGGCAACTGCCAAGGTTCAGATAGAGTTAGAGGAGTCAACGTAGAGAATCTTTCCATTACTCTCAATCAAGGTGGCGTCGATGGAGCCGACATTGAGTTTGATAATTTGACCGAGGATGCCTATGCCTACCTCCACGTATCACAAGGAAATATACATAGTTATAGCAAAGACCCGATCTCCCTTAGCAACGAGATCAAGAGGATGCTGGGAATACGATCAATCCCATTTGATCCAGTGGTATCACAAGAGCTTGCGCAAATCCTGGGAGACTACAGAGCTTTTGTTGAGTATTGGAATGCCAAAGATACTAACGGAGCCTCAATTAACAAACCAAACTATCAGAACTCAATAATAGAAAAACACACACAACTAATAAGCACACTGACAAACCCACAGAACCATGCACTTATAGAGCGCTACCAGGCAAACTCGAGTACTATAAATGAGAAAAAGGCGTTTACCGGGCGATCAAACGAAATAATATCAGAACTAACGCGTACCATAGGAAAACTCAATGAGAGACTGATTGAGTACAATGGCTACCGGGACTCGCTAACGAAGGTGCCACTCCTCGTAGCAGATGAAATTACAAAAGTGATGAATATAAACAACACATCTGCCGATGCACACATATTAGAACTTACTAGGGACAACGACCAAATACGTGCAGAGTTCGCAAAACAAGGTATAAACCAAGATATATCTTCTCTACTGCATAAAATAACGGAATATCAATACGCGATAGATCAGGCCAAAGATAAGCTCGGCGAGATAGATACGAAAACAAAAGAATACCACAAGTATGTAGCTCGGCGTGGAGAACTAGGAGGACAATACAGTTCGTACGTTGAAAACATGAGACTGGAGATAGACATTGCGTTCGGCCGACTTCAGCAACACAACCCCGAATGGAACGGGGAGCAGAACGAGCTAGTGCAACATATACTGAGAGACATCAATATTATTGGCACTACCGTATTCGACGCCGAAAAGTTCTACAGTGGATTGGAGCGCTGCATAAACAGAGGAAAGTTCAGAGGATCTGCTGAAAAATCAACTTCCGAGAAATTAGAATCAACTTTCTGCATACAAACAAAGGAAGATTTTTTCAGACTATTAACCGGACAAAAAATAATCAAAATTGAGGAAGAACTCATTTCAATTGAGGAGTTCTTTTGGAAGGACGAGTATTTCAATCAGGGAGGACGGTACGAGTTAATCAACTATCTCTTTTCTCCAGACAGTATCAAATCGTTCCTTTACGTCAATGCAGAATTCACGTACAAGGCGAAGCCTGTTAGCAAACTATCGGTGGGCCAACGCGGCACATTCTACGTCTGTTTAAAACTAGCGACCGACCCTTTTGGAAGTCCGTTCATCTTTGATCAACCCGAAGACGATTTGGACAATGAGTTTATAGTCACCCAACTCGTACCACTTTTCAACATTATAAAAAAGTACCGACAGGTAATCATTGTCACGCACAACGCAAACTTAGTCGTAAACTCTGACGCTGAGCAAGTCATAGTTGCCGACAACGACGGCGAACTAATTACGTATAGTTCAGGCGCGTTAGAAGACGGAGATGTAAAAAGCGGACAGGGCGTAAGAGCCAAGGTCTGCTCAATACTCGAAGGCGGGCATACCGCATTTGAAAGGAGAGAGCGAAAGTACGGTATTTGAAACTTATTACTGCGTGGGTGCTTGGTGCGCCCACGCCCTACCTATGTCAACGCAATGTAATTTCCTCTAGCTCATAACGTAGTTTCTCGAAAGCTAACCCAGTGGTGCTGAAAAACTGCGCATTGCTGGGGACCGCACCTCCGTTATGCTGGTGGCCCGCCAGTTGATAGCTTATCTGTTCGACCAAGCCTAAAAGTTCACATACGACGGCCAGAAAATTTAGTTCTGATGAGCCTATCCAAGTTTTAGGTGCTTCAAAACTTTGACTTAGCCGCGTTATGCTCGCGCGCGCCCCCTGAATCCGTTCTTCCATATCACCACCTACCGTGGCGTTATGCTTCTGCCCCACCACCAGGTTCAAATCTCGCCCGGTAGCCTGGTGCAGATCATCCACCGCCGCCAAACTCGCAGATCCGCCCGACAGCAGCTTAAGCGCGCCCAGCGCCTCGATCGTCTTGATCCCACCCACTGATTCGCTTGAATGGTCATCCACCGTCCTGGTGTGGCTCTGGAAGCTCTCAGTGTTCTGCATCGCCTCCACTTCTCGCTCGATCGCTTTGTCCTGGATCTTGCCGTCAGTCTGGCGCAGCCAGTTACCGTCGGCGTCGACGCGCTGCTGGCAGGCTTCGCTGTGCTGCCATACCTGGTCCCCCTTTGGCACCCGGGGCAGGCTCAGACCGTGGGGCAGGATCTGCGTGATAAACGGTTTGTGCGGCAGGCCGTAGGCAAAGCTGACCACCACGGTGGTGCCCTCATCCGGGAAGCCGAACATGCCCGCCTCTTGCCCGCCCATCGGTGCCGGCAGTGGTAGGCCGGTCAGGATCGGCAGCGCGGGATCTGGCTCGCCGTCGGGCAGCAACACTTCCACGTCGACGCCAAAGCGCGGCCGGAAGTCGTCGCACAGACCAGGTGTGGCCGGCGCATCGGGTACGGCGACCACGCGGCCAAAGCGTGGCAGATGGTAGCCGCCGGTCAGTTCAGGGAATTGTCGCTCTACGCTACGACGGATTGCGTCATCCATTTGATCGCCATTTGGTTGCCGGCAAGGGTCACGCTGGTGACCCTTTCGCCCTGGTTGATGGTTGCACCTGGTCGTAGTCCTGGAAGGGCAGCGATCATTGCGCTTTGATTTCCCTGGTAACCGTCGAACAGTTCGACGGGTAGCTGCAGCGACGAGCGGATGCCAAAGAAGCTGTCGGCCCAACTGCCCACAAATACTTCGCCGTCACCCTGCTGCTGCCATATAAAGTCAGGGATGCTGAACACGCTGGCCAGGCTGTCCATGGCGAGGTAACCGGCAGCCAGGCTGTAGAAGAACGGCGCCTTCACCTTGGCATAGGCCTTGTCCGGCACGCGAAAGCGCAGGCCGGTCTTGTCGCTGACCTCGGTCAGGACGCCCTGCAGGTCGACATGGCGCAGGTTCAACGGCATAGGCTGCGACAGAATCGCCGCCAGTTCGCGACAGACCAGGATCTGCTGCACGCTGTTGATCGCCGTGGAGCGCTCAACAAAGCCGATGAAGTGGCGCTGAAGCGGGCTGTCGTTGTAGCCGACATCGAGCGTCACAAGACCTTTGACCGGCCCGTCTGCCTGGATGGTGAAGGTCGCCCGGCCGGGGCTTTTGATCTCAAGCCGGACTTCGTCCTTGATCAGCGGATAAGGTGTGCCACCGATGGTCAGTACCTTGTGCAGTTTCATGGCGTCGGGGCCAGCCAGTCATCCACCTTTTTCAAGGTACGCTCGAAGCCGCTTAGCTCCCCGGGTGTACCGCTGCCGTCGCCAGCAGCGGCGCCGCCCACGGCCGAGCCCGGTCCGGATTGCGACGTAACGCCGTTGCCGGCGCGGCGACTCTCCACGCGCTCAGGGTTGGAGAGTTTTTCAGACAGGGTGAATTGCACAAGCCACTGGTTAAGGATGTCGTCCTCCCTGGCGCTCACACCGTCGGAGAATTGCACCTCGCGTATCCCGAACGCGGCGGCGGTGTCGTTGACGATGCGGTACATGTGGAGCTGCCCACCGCCGGCGGTGGCCTCGGCTAAACGCATCAGGCTACGCAATTGCACCTGATCAACGAAGGGGATCATCAGGGAGACCGTCAGGGTTTTGGGTTTGAAGCCCTTGTGCGCGGTCTGGCTGTTGCTGGTCTGCCCCGACAGATCGTCGCTTTCAATACGCAGGTTCGCGGTGATTTTCAGGCGTTTGCCCAGGATCTGCTGACCATCGAGAAGTAGCGTCATAGGCCCACCAGCTCCCGAACAAAGCTTAAACCGTCCCGCGATCCCACCAACAGCACGCCGGCGCACAACACCCACTCATGACCAGGTGCATCGCCTTCAAGCAAGGCGCGGCGTAATTCGCTGGTGTCACCAGGGCCGAGGATCCGCGCACGCATGCTGTGGTCGGCGTTGCCGCCGGCCAGCAGGGCTTTCAGATCATTCAGCTGTTTGTCGCGGCCCTGCTGCTGGGCAGCTTTGCGACCGGCCAGCGCGGCCAAATCCTCCATGGGCGAGCTGTCGGCTGCGTAGCTCTCCAGGACGGCGATCTGTCCGGCCATCGATTGCTTGGCGGCCTTGACCACCGTGCAACGCTCCAGGGGCAGCGCCGACCAACGCGGCAACGGCCCAGCGCTGGGGATCTCCCACTTGTCAGTCTCCAGGCGCGACAGGTTCCGCGCACGGCGTTCAGCGCGCACCAGGTCAGGGATCGGCAACAGTGCATTGAAGCGCGCCAGGGTCTCGGCAAACTGGTCCAGCCGTGTGCCCAGGAACATCAACGACAGCGCGTATTGAGGGCCAGCCGGTCGGCCGTTGTCGCTGGCGTCTACCAGTTTGGCGGCCAGCTGCTGCAGCAAGTTGGGCGCAGACAGAAACCGCTGGTGGCCACGGCCCTGGCCTATACCGCTTTGAAACGGCGTCACGGTCAAGCACGCCGGGGCTTCGCCCATCTGCCCTGCCAGCGCGGCGCGGCCGGCCAGGATCGCGCCTTTGGCGGCGTCACCCACCGGCCCCGGGTTGGTGCTAGTCATGCCGTTCAGTCCCGCCAGACGCTTCGTGGTGCTGGTCAGCTCGCCACCGGCCAGGTCTTGGGCCGCAGCCATTTGCCCCATCCATTGGGTGGACTGCTCGGGCCAGCGCATGGTCACCGGTGCCCAGCTCATTCGTCAGCCATCCAGGTCGGCACCGAGGGGCGCCCAGCATGCGGAAAGCCTGACGATTGCGGCCAGTCGCGCAGTGCTTGCATGTACTGCAGCAACTCTTTGAATTGCTCGTCGCTCAGTGTCGTCGGCGCGTCGATCTCCAGTTGGTCGCGGTGGCGATCGCGCAGACCGATAGCGACCGATAACACCTGATCGCGCCATGCACGCTCAGTGATTGCCAACTGATCATCGGTTGGACCAGGTGCGGCCACAGCGACCGGCACGCCATCAGCATTTAGCTGAATCAGTTGGCCACTGCTTTGAGCGTTCAAAAGATCCGCATAGACCTGATCGGTGATCTTCACCGCGTCGGCCGGGATGTTCTTGCCGTGAATTTTTGACGATAGGAAACCGTCGGTAGCAGAGAAATACAGCATGGCTTCAAGCTCCTAATAGCCGATGGCGATCCAGAAAAGACTGTTGGTTGCACTGCCATTTACGTAATCAGGGCCCAGGCCCATCAGATACTTGGAGCGGTCCGGCACCAGCACCCAGGTACTGCTACCGTGTGCGAAATTGGCCATCGCGACCATTGCCGCGGCCGCTGTTGGGAACGCCATCGGGAAGAATCGAAAACCGGTGTCACTGTGCGTTTCGGTTCCGTATCCCCACTGCAGAACCAACCCACCCAGCCAAGTTGGAAAGGCGATAAAGCCCGTGATGCCCAGGGAAAAAGACAAGCCCACGCGCAGTTTTTTGGGCGTGACAAAAGTTGTGTCGTCGGTGCCCGTATTTACCTGGGTTGCCGTTGCGACCTTGGCTGTGCCCTGGACCGTCTCCGTCGCCTGGACATTGTTCGCTTTGGTGTCCGGGTTGAAGTTCGCTTCAGTCCAGAAGCGATAACGCTTGTTGCCCGTAGACCAACCGCCGAAGGCAAATTGGTTGTCGGTGTCCAGGCCAAAGAAGGTTCCGTATGAGCCACCACGGTGGAATGCAATAACCGCCGGAGACTCAGTAGCCCCCGAATTGATAACGCCTAGCGGTGAATCGGCTTGATCAAAGGCCCCAGCTGCGGAAAGCGTGGGCAGCGTACCTTTCGAAAAGAGCGTGGTGCCGTTCCATTGGCCGAACTGCACATATCGCTTGTTGCTTTCAGTCTTGGTGAATACGTCGAGTTTGTTGGCCTTATCTTCATTCAACTGCCGCTTTACTGCCGCCACCATCTTGGTGCTGGCCAACACGCTGCTGCTGTCGCTCGCTGGGTCATCCGTTATCGCATTGGGCACATTGCTCAGGCCCACGTCGTCCTTGGTGGTGGCACGGGCACGCAGGTTTGCGTAGTCCCCTGTCCGGGCGGCGAAGTGCTGCACCAGTGACCCCGCGATGGGCTCGGAGGGGCGGCGATCGGTAAGGGTGTTGGCATTGGGCAGATCCGCCAGAGGAATGCAGTAGTGCTTCACGCCGGCACTGTCGGTGTAGTCCGGGCGGGCGGCACCGAACACCACCTGCCAACTGGCCACCACGTCGCTTAACTGTCGCTGCAGCGCAATATCCAACCAAGCCGTGGTCGGCAATGCCGGCGGCACGATCGGCAGTGCGGTCGCTCGCTCCAGGCGAATGCCTTCTACATAGGCGGTGCCCGGTTTCACCAGGTACGTGCTGCCTACCTTTTCCACCTGCAGCGCGCTGCCAAAGAAACACGCACGGCCAAACACCTCGCGATTGCTCAAGCGCTCGCGCTCATCGATGCCGGCCATGCGCACAGTGAAGTCATGCTGCCAGGTCTTGGCGTCGATGGTGATGCCGGTCAGCCCCTGGGCGCCGTCGAACACTAGCAACATGTTGCGGGTCAGGTTATTGCCGACCTGCTGCGGCGGGATGTTGCGGCGTTTTTGCTGAGTGGGCACATAGGCAACGGCGAACAACACGCCGTCGACGGTCTCTAGTCCGATCCAGTTGAAGTCCCAGTCGCCAACGTCGGAGCCGATCTGCGCGCTGTACACCACCTGGTTGGGGTTGACGTACCCCGCATGTGCGGCCGGGATCTCGTGCACGTAGACGATCTGCGCCGCCACTGGTTTTGGCGCCGCGCGGTCCACCGGGGTGTTGGGGTTCAAACCGGGTACGTTGGCAAAAATGAACCGGCTGACTTTCAGCCCAGTGCCGGCCGCTTGTCGCTGGGCGATCAGGCTTTCACCTGCAAGGGTAATACTGGCTCCCATGAGGGCTCCTAAAGGCTGGCGACCAGCGTTTGCTGATCGTCGTGGAAGTGAACAATGCCGATCTGCACCGGAACCGGTGTGATGGTGGAAAAGTCATAGCGCCGGCAAGTACGGCCGTATTGCTGGATCAGCACGCGCAGCAGCTGGGGGTTTTGCGAAAGCTGCGAGTCGGAGAAACGCAGCAGCACCACATCCCAGTCACGGCCGGCTTGGCGTTCCTCAATCTCGACGTAACCGACGCCTAGGCGCTCCAGGATGCGTTTCATGCCGGCGGTGCTGCCGGCGTCCACGGCATTGATAAAGGCGTACTTGACCCGCAGGCGATACAAGCTCTCGGGCTCGCCCTTAAAGCGGGTGATGTCTCGCTGCCAGGCCAGTAGGTCCAGCACGGTGATATGGCAGGTGTCCGCGTCCATCTGCAGCAGCGGCCAACGCAACCAGCCCTCGACGCGTTCCCACCAGGACTGGGCGGCCGCTTTGAGCTTGGCAAGCTCGGTGCCGTCGAGCCAGAACGGCAGATCGATCTTAATCATGCAGCACCACCTCCAGGCTCTGGATCCGGGGAATGTTCAGCTCGCTGATGATGTCGGCCGTGACAAAGCGCAGTGACTCAATGCCGGCGAACTGCTGGTGAAGCTCTTCACCGAGGCGGCTAAAGGAGAAACGCGACTGGGGATAGGTCAGCGTCGGCTGGAAGTCCGTGGCGGTGCTTTCACGAAAGGCCGCTCGTACAAACAGCGCGGCGTTGCCCTTGAGGGTTGCACGCTGTTCGGTGGTCAAGGTCGAGCGTGGCCAGATCTCCAGCTTCACCACATGCTGCGTTTCCGGCATGACCATCACCAACAGATCATCGCCATGGCCATGGTTGCCCTGGTCGCGGATATGCGCGTTGATTTGTGCCAGATACGTCGCCGCCGGCACGTCCGCGTCGAACAGCACAAAGGCATTGGCACTGCCCGGGCCACGCGGCGCGCCGTGCTGGAAATACACGCCATCCGGGCGCACACCAGGGAACGCAGAAATAAGGGCGCGATACACCGCGTCTGTGTGCCATTGGTTGACCGCCGAAAATTGGTTGCGGGTGCGCAACCGCAGCTCGTCGTTGGGTTCAGGATCTGCACCAGGTGTGGTCAACCAGCCATCGCTGTTCACCACCTGGGCAATGCCAGGGACCGGCACCGGCAGGATCGCGTAGTAACCCGGGGCCAGGTTGAAGCCGGCGCCGGTATCGACAGCCTCGACCGGGATCTGCAGCTGCATCAGCCCATCCGCGAACAGACCCACCGCCGTGGTCACCACCTGGTAGATATGGCCGTTGATCGACGCGGACTGCACCAGCGTCCCTGCCGGCACTTCCAGGGCGCCGCCGGCGGCTTCGCGGGTGAACAACAAAAAGCCCTTGGCCTTGGTCGCGCCCTTGCGCTCAACGTTGACCGCCCAAGCCAGCATATCGAGCCAGGCGCCGGCAGCGGTCTTGACGAAAAAGTTCGGCAGCACCGTGGCCACGAAAAAATCCAGGATCCACAGCACCGGCTTGGTCACCAGGGCACGCACCACGCGCCAGAACGGCGAATAGGCGCTGGTGTTGCTTAGCTTGCTGCCCTGGGCGGCTACTTCGTTTTCCCACGCCTGCAGCAGCCCCGCCTCGGTGGTGGGAATGCCGGCGTCGGCCAACGCCTGCTTGAAATCTACGTCACTCACAAAGTCACCTCGATATTGCCGAATTTCAGGGTGGTCGCCGTGACCAGGTACTGGCCGGGCTGCAGCTGGGTGATCTGTGCGGTGCCCGGTACCAGGCGCTCGTCCGCCTCCACCAACAGTTCCAGTTGCTGGATGCAGTCGCGTTGCTTGAGCCGATCGCGCTCGGCCACCAGAGTGACCAGCAAGCCGCTGTCGCGGATCATGTGGGCGATGTCCTGGGCGATACTGGCCCGGTCATCGATCAGCAGCGGTTGACGCGACGGGTCCAGCACCACGTCGTTGCCGGCGATCAACAGGTCGATGTACTCGCTCATCCGCCCACCGACATGGCAACCATGTTTTCCATTTCCAGCGGGGTCATAGGCTTGCTGGTGTGGATCTCGACCTTTTGCACCTGCATACCTTTGTTCTGCGTCTGGTTGTTCTGGATGCTGGTCAGCAGCCCGCCCTGGGGCACCGCGTTGGGCCGCGCCGGCGACAGGCTTGGAATGGCTGCGTTGATCGTCTGCTGGGCTTTCTGCGCTGCTGCAGTGGCGTCTACGGTGTTAACGCCGAAGTCAGTACCGGGCACCTCGGGCATGGCGCCAAAGCGGGTTTCAATGTCGACGCCGGGGATCTTGTTCAGCATCTCGATCAGGTTGTTGATCGCCGTATGAAAGATCGCGACGATGCCGTCCCATGCGGCCTTGGCCATCCCGGACCAACCACCCATCGAGGCGAACCAGTCCGACAGCGAGGTGAGCTGATCACTGACCCACTTGAACGCCTCGCTGTTCATCAGCGCGGCGGTCCACTCGTCCCAGTACACGACCGCAGCAATCACCGCCGCGACCAGGGCCAGCACACCGATCACGATCCAGGCGACCGGGTTGGCCAGCAGCGCCGCATTGACCAGCCAGATCGCGCCCTGCCACATGAGCATTACGCCGCGAACCACGCCCAGGGCGGCTGTCAGGCCATACACCACAGTGATGTAGGTCAGCATGATCAGCTTCTGCAGCACGAACCCGGCAGCGGTGCGCAGGCTCATCAGTTGCACCACTTTCCACACGGTGACCATGGCCAACCAGACCATGCGGCCGGCGCCGACGGCAAAGGTCAGCAGGGACATAGCCGCAATCAACGCCAAGATCGATAGCGTCACGATGCCGATCACCCGGGTGATGTTGGGGAACATCTGGGTCCAGCGCGTCATGGTGCCGGCGATGCCGGACAGCTTGGCCATCAACGGGGTCAGGATCGGGATCAGCGCCTGACCAAAGGCAATTCGCAGCGCCTCGACCGCTGCCGCGAACTGTTGCCACGGGTCGACCATGGCCATGGCCATGGTCTGCGCGTCCTCCAGGCCGCGCACCTTGCCCAGCTTGTCCAAGCCATTGCGCAGGCGGTCGGTGTCCTTGGCCAGGGAGCCGATGACCTGGGCGCCCTCCCCGCCAAACGCGTCCATCAGCTTGGCGCTGGCCGACGCGCTGGTCAGGTCACCCAGCTTGCCCTGCAGCTTGTCCATGATCTGCAGCATGGGCAGCGCTTTACCGTTGGAGTCGGTGAACTTCAGCCCCATTTTTTCGGACGCAGCGCCCAGGTTTTCGAAGAACGCCTTGTAGCGCCCGCCGGCGTCGCCGCCTTCCATGGTGCTGCTCAGCGAGCCGATCACCGCGAACTGTTCAGCGATATCGGCGCCGGCAGCGGTCGCGATAGAACCCACTTCCTTGAAAGCGTCCTTGAGCTGGGCGCCGTCGGTGCGGAACAGCTGCACCGCCAGGGCGGTTTGCCCGCCGAGTTTTTCAACCCATTCGCCCTTGCCCATGGCGTCAGCCTGGCCCTTGAACAAGTTGTACATGGTGCCCACGTAGGCACCCATGGTCTCGGCGTCGGATTTGGTGGCCTTGGCCAACAGGTTGCTGGTGTTGGTGAAGGTGGCCAACTGGCTGCCGGTCAGACCCTTAATGGCGCCCTCAATGGCGTAGGCCGACGCGACAAAATCCCGGGCGTTCTCTCCATAATTCACCGAGAATTCCAGGGCCTTTTGATTCAGCGCGGTCAACGCGTCTTCGGCCACGCCCAGGGATTTGACCTCGCCCAGGGCGCGGTTCATCTCCAGCGCCGGCTGCAGCGACTGATTGATGCCGACGAACGCGCCCGTCACACCGGCCAGGCCCATCCCCATGGTCTTGATGTTCTTTTCGCTTTGCTCGGTCAGCTCGGAAAAGCCCATCTTCACCTTGCCCAGGGGCGCTGTGACCTTGTCGGTCAGGGCCAGGATGAAGTCCAGGCGGGCGCTACGATCGGCCATGTGGTTCCTATCCGTTCAACGCACGGGCAATGCCGCTTGCCACGGCAAATTCCATGCGTTTCCAGTGTTCGTCTTCCAGCCACTTGGCCGTGCCCATGTTCTCGATGCTGGGCTCGGCACCAGGTAGCCAACGGTTGGTCAGGGCCAGCAACTGGCCCAAACCGTCCTCGGTCAGGCGGTCAGCGCGCTCAAGGGCTTTTTTACGATGATCTCGACGTCGGGCGCGTACTCCTCGAGGAGCGCGCCGGCGACTTGCATGGTCATCACTGGGTTTGCCAGCAGCTCGCGCAGACTGGCTTTTTCAGCCGGCAGAACGGTGCTGCTCAGCAGGTTGAAAGACGGCGCCACCTTGTTGTTGGCAGTCATGGCGTTGAAGTACTTGGTCACGTCCTGGGGTGTCAGGCTGAAGGTGAATTCCTTAGGGCCGATTTCCAGGGTGATATCGCGGGCTTGGGTCATGTTCATATCCGTTGTGGTGGTGGGTTTTAGGGTGTTGCAGGTCAGCGCAGACAGACCTGGTGCACGTAGTCCTGCAGGCCCAGGATCATTTGCTTACTGAGGGCAAGCTGATCTCTGAGGGTGAAATAATCCGGTCGAGCGTCTGTTGCGAGTTCGGCGGTGGCTGCATCAGCCACGCCGCCGGCGCTGGCTTTTTCGGTGCCTGCAGTGCTGCAGGTGGCGTTGACGCGCAGCCGCTGACGGCGATCGTCAACAGCACGGCGCAGCTCAAGGTTTGAAGCGCGTTCATGGGCAAGCTCCAGGGTTCGTTTAAGATCGATCGCGTCACGGTCGGCCAGCATCTCGCCGCTGATGCGCGCCGCTTCGCGCAGGCCTGCCGCTTCAAACAGGGCGTTGTCGCGTTCACGGCGGGCGGTATCGCGCTGGCCTTGCAAGAGGTCGAAGACCACAAATGCGATCAGGCACAGCACCAGGGGATACAGGACTTCCCGCATCACAAACCCGCCTCGCACAGCGCCACTTCGGCCAATCGGCGGGCGTGTAGCCCTGGGATAAACACCATTTTGCCCTGGGCGGTGGTCACAAACGCCCAGACGGGGGTTTTGCCGTCAGCGGCCCAGGCCAGCGCTTTGCAACCGTCCTTGATACGGCCGGCATTGATCAGGCCGACGGCGCGACTGGCGCAGGTGCTGGCAGTGCCGAAGTTGTGGCCATGGCTGCTCAAGGCGTCGAAGGTGTTCTGGTCGACCTGCTGATTGGTGATGCAATCAGCGAGCTGCAGTTGCCCCTTACGGATCACCAACTGCTCCACCTCATTGCAACGAGCGTCCGACCAGTAGTCACCAACCACCACCGGATACGGGCTGGTGTGGCGGGTGATGCCTTTGCACACGGTCGGCAGGCCCTGGGCCAATTTGTCGGCATAGACGGTGTTTTGGCCGTTGCCTTCCCAGGTGCCCAGGAACACCACTAACGTGGAGCTGGAAAGCGCAATGGCACCGGCGGCGATCTTGCCGCGCAGGCTCATGGGAACAGCACCCGCAGCAACGCCGGCCCGACCATCTGCGCGACCACGCCCAGCACAGTCAGTACTGCCAACATACGGGTGACCTTGGTCCCGATATCGGACACGGTGGCGGTCAGCTCGCGCTGGCCATCGTTCAGGTCCGAGAGCTGAACAGCCATGTGTTCGAATTCGCCTTCTAACCGAGTGACGCGGGTCGGTACGGTTTCATGGCGGTCTTCCAGGTCGCTGACGCGGTGTTCAAGCACCGCGTAGCGGCTTTCCAGGGTGCTCTTGGGCTTTGCGCGTGCGGTCATCGGCGCTGTCCTTGCTCAATAAGGGATTGGCACGGCACGCAGCGGGTCATACCGCCCAGTGCCTGGCGCTTCTCCGGGATGGGCTTATCGCAGTCTTTGCAGTGGGTCAGGCTCGGCCCGCCCGGGCGTGCGACGGCAAGCGCGGCCGCGATCGCCGCGTCACGCTGACGTTGTTCCAGGGCCTGGGCACGATCGAACGGGCACACCATCAGCGCAGGCCCTCGATCTCTGCAGCAGCCAGGTACGGCACGCCGTTGACGCGGATAAAGTCCGGGCTGGTGACCTCGAAAGGCACCTTATGCTTGGACTTTTCGCCGCCCTTGGGGTCGACACTCAGCAGGCTGGATACCTTCAACTTGCAGCCGAAGGCCTCAATGCGCAGCTCTTCTTCGCCGGCCTTGGCAAAGAACACCGAGTCGAACGGCTCCAACTGGCGGAAGCTGCCGGCAGTGCGGGCGGCCTCTATCAGCAAGTTGAAGTTGCTGGTGTCGAACTCGAATTCACCACTGGCCGCCACGTCGCCGTCGACGTGCCCGTTGGGTACGCCACGGGTTTGCGCCACGGCAGTGTTGTCGGTGATATCCAGGGTGCAGCTTTCGACATGCACCTGCAGGTCGCCCAGGTTGATATCGAAGTTCTTACCGCCAATACAAGACATACGGGATTACTCCGAATCGTCGTTGGAAAGGTCCAGGGCGATGTTCGCCGTCAGGTCCTTGGGGCAATTGAGGGGCTTGATCTTGATGTACACCTCCACCTTGGTTTTGGTGTGCCAGACCAGGACGATGTCACCGTCTTTAGGGGACTCGATCTCGCCAGGGAACACCTGGCCGGCAAAGGTTGCGGACTTGGCCATCGCACGCAGCGGCTTCATAAACGCGCTGACGGCAGCGGCCATGCTGTTGGCCGTGTTGTTCAGGCGCCGATCGGCAACACGCAGAATCAGCAGCGGACGCACCTGGCGAGCGGCCTTGTCGGCCAGCCGCAGGTACTCGACCACCTGGAAGTCGCTCGCCGGCGCATCGAGCATGTTGCCGTCGCCCCAGAACACGCCTGGGTAGTCGGGGTAGGTTTGCGAGACCGAAAAGCGCGCCTTGTCGAGTTCCGCACGGATCGCGGATGGCAGGGGCACACCGTCCTTGTCGCTGGGCACTTTGCCCAGGGCCAACACCGCGCCACTGGCCACACGCATGGGACTGTCAGCAATGCTCACGGCCGCGTTGGCCAAGCGCCCGCCCAGCACGCCCAGGTCATTACCGTGCAACTGGGGCACGACCAGTACACGCGGCGCTGCCAGGTCGTGGGTGATTTTCTTTTGCTCGACCAGGTAGTCGGCCCAAGTCTGCTCTGCGGAGATGCCGGCGGTGCTGGCCATCACGAACATACGGCGACCGTAGGTGTTGCTGACGGCGATCGCAGCGTCATGCATGGCCGACAGTTCCGCTGCAGCGGTCACCGGTGCGGTGACCACCAAGGCTTCCACAGAAAAGCCCTGCTGCTGGGCCTTTTCCAGGGCAACCCGCCAGTCGCCATCGGCAGCGATCGGCGCAGCCAGGCAGGCCCAGCGGTCGCCGCCATTGGCCTTGGCTGCCGCGACCTGGGTTTTCAGGTCGCTGACGGGCTGGCCCAGTACCACGTCCAGGTCGCTATCGGTGTTCAGCGCGATCAGGCTGCCGACGCTCTTTGCACCGGGGCCGATAAACAGGAAATAGCGTTCGATCTCGGTCACGGCACCCTGGCCGAGGTTGAGATTGTTAACGCTGACTTTGCCAAGTGCCATGCAGTGCCTCGTTATTTGCGGGAGTTGAGGATTTGTTCCAGCACCTGGTTAACCAGCAGGCTGGTATCGCGGTCGGTGCTGACGCCGAGGAACTGGCGCTTTGGCAGGGTGATTTCCCAGCTTTGCGCACCGGTGCCTTCGGCTTTTTCGTCGGACAGGATGCGTATCAGCAGGCCCGCCTTGGCGTAGTTCACGTGTTCCTGAATCCATGCCACGGATGGCCGGGATAGGCTTTTCTTGCCCTTCTGGCGCACCTTGAAACCCAGCCGGCGCAGGCGCTTGGCCTGCTTGTCGGTCGCGGCCAGGCCCTCGGGCACCCTGTTCCAGCGGCGCATCTGCGCGGCGGTACGGCGCTCGGTCGCGCCATGGTGTTGCTGCGCAGCAACCCAGCCCGTCAGGGCGTTACGCCAGCCCAGGGTTGCGGCGTCCGGGCTCACATTGGTGACCTGGAGCAACTTGCCCAGGCCGGCTTCCATCTTCTTTTTGCCCTTGCCATCGCCCTTGCGCGCTTCGAAGGCCGAACCGTCCAGGTTGCGCTGCTCGCGGATCCGCTTACGGCTCATGGTTCGCACGCGCTTGGTAACGTTGTTGAGCAAACGCCGGCGCAACTGCGGGGGCAGGCTCAGCAGGGCCAGTTGCTCGCGGACGCCGAGCTGGCCCCGAACGTCCAATTCAAACGTGCTACGCGCCACCGCCGCGGACCTCGCCGTGTTCAGCCGTCCACAGGTCAAAGGCGATCAGGCCCCACTTCTTGCCGAACGCCTCAATCAAGCCGTTGGGGTCTTCGGACAGGTGTTGCGCCTCCACGAACTCCAGGGTCAGCTCCAGATCTGCTTCGTCGGGGGTCACCTGGTCGACGGCGAACGTCGGCGTCGGCAGATCGTCGTCCCGGCTGGGATCCTGGGTTTCCAGCCAGCCGCCCAGGAGCGCCATCAACAACGCCGGGTTGCCGGCGAATCGCTCAATCACCACCACGGCGCGGTAACGCATATCGCCCATGTGCAGGCCTTGGGTCGTGTCCTTCCAGATCAAATCCAGGTTGACCTGCTCGGCCCAGCTGTCGATCTGCTCGGGCAGCACCAGGTTCAGGCCGATCAGGTAGGTGGTCAGGGCGCGCAGCTTGTTCATAGCAGCGCCGCCGTGATGCGGCCACGGCCCTGCAGCGAGCGCACAGCTTGTTGGCTGAATGCCAGGAAGGTTTCCGGGCGGTCGGGCAATTCCTTGCCCAGGTTCTCGGCGCTGTCGCGGCGGATGATGGTCACGAACTGAGTCAGCAAGGTGGCCTTGGCCCGGCAATACACGGCGCGTTTGTACGTCGCTGCTTGAAATGTGCGCTCGGGCAGCACCATAGGGTCAGCAGATTCAAAGCTGGTGACGCCTTGGTTCTGCCAACGCGCTTTGCACGTGGCCAAGTCGCGATTGACCTCGGTCATGGCCGTGGTCAGTTCTTCGGTCAGCAGCTCCACCAGGTACTCCGCCGGGAGGCGATAACCCTTCTGGAACTCGGCCACGTCGAGGGTCGGCCAGAAGCCGTCATTCTCGATCGCCAGTTCCACAAGGGTGGTGGGTTTACCTGAAAAGCTCATGCTGACCGCTCAAATAGGGCGGGGAGCCTGTTTTCAGTGGGACGGTCCATAAATGGGCGGCTCACTTCCACAGGTCCACGCTGGGGGGGGTAGTCGGTTATTCGGAAGCCGGGGTAGCGGCCGCTTGTTTTTCCAGGGCCTTGCGGATCCTTTTGATACGAGTGTTGTTACCGGCCTGTGCGTACAGCTCGGTGGAGCGCTCCAGGTGTTTGAGCGCGGTTTCCCACTGCTCGGCCTCCATCGCGCGCATGCCAATCAACTTGTGGTACTTGCTGGGGATCTGCTCCGTCAGGTTCCACACACCATCAACCAGCGGCAGCAGGTTGGACAGATACGGCTCTGGGCTGCGCTTGGCGTTGTACTCGGCGTAGGCCCACTCACACACGGCGTCGGCCACGAACGTCTGCAGGTCACGACGCTTGAAGCGCTCCGGCATCTGCTGGCCCTGCTCCATCAGAAAGTCGGCCAGGTCCAGGGCGTCGTCGAACTGGGCCGTGTCGAACAGCCAGACCATCACCTGCACCGCGACACGGTTCGGAAAGTTCAGCCCCGATTCGCAATAGCGCTGGACGTACTCCTGGTACTTGGGCAGCAGTTCTTCGCGCTTAAGCGACTGTTTGCTGGCCAGGTTCTTAAGGTCGCTCAAGCGCGCCAGGTCCTGGTCCAAGGCCGCTTCCTGCAGCAGCAGGTATTTGCGCGCATTGGCCGGGCTGCTCAGGGCTTCCGCCGGCGAGTAAGGCAGAGCTGCGGAGGCGGCAGCCGCTACAACGGCGGCGCCTCCCAAGGCGATGGTGCGGCGCTTGTGCGCCAGGGCCAGGCTCACGCCAACAGCTCCACGTTTTCGGTCAGTGCGATCTTTTCCAACTGCTCGATCACATAACCTTCGTTGCGGCTGTTGTAGTCCTCGACGCGGGAGCGCTTCGGGTTCTCGATCGTCTGCTTACGCCAGCTGGTGTCCTGGTAGTAGATCGACAGGTTGTCCCAACTGGTGACCAACACCGCGTTGACCGGGAAGTTCGGCACGCTGAACGCCGGCAGACCGCCATAGGTCGCAATGACTTGGGCGTTTTCGATGCGCTCTTTTTCGGTCGGGGTGTCGCCCTGTTTGGTGTACAGCTTGGCCTTGTCAGAGGCGAGCAAGTCGGTGCCGATGATCGCGACCAGGTCGCCGTCTTCGCGCAGGATCTCGTCCACCATCTGCTTGGTGTCGTGCACCAGGGCGTCCAGGTTGGCGTAGTCGCCGCCGGCACCCAAGGTGACCTTGCCAGCGGTGGCGCCCTCTTTCAGCACCTGTTGCGGGGCCTGCTCGCGCAGTTGCTGCAGCCAGCCCTTATTCACGTCCTGCAGCTTGGGATTCGCCGCCAGGTCGGTTTGAGTCGCGACACGGGTGCCGTGGAAGCCGATAACGATGCGGTCCTGGGCGATGCGCTTTTGCACGGCGGCGGAATAGCGCTCTTCGAAGTCGGGGAACTTCGCCCAGGCGTCGATCTTGGCGTATGGCAAACCCACGTCCGACTGGGTGTCGGCCAGTTCGTAGGTGCTGTTATCCAGCGCCGACGCGTCTTTGGCTTCGCGGTCGGTGGTCTTGGTGTTGGTGCGGCCCGTAACCGGGCCATTCACGCCGATGAAGACCTTTTCACCCTTGATCTCGCTGACCGGGGTGACGTTGATACGCTCCAGGAAATCGGCCTTCGCGGTGATCGTGTCGTTCAGTTCCTGGGCGATCGTTGGGTCCACACTGAACATGCGGGTCGCATTTTCGACACCGTACGTTTCGGCGATCGCTTCCTGCAGCTCGGCATACTGCTTGGCGCCACGGGCGCTTAATGGCTGGGCCATGTCAGAGCACCTTTTTCTTGGTGGCGATTACAGGGCCAGGGTTGCGTGGCAACGTGCGGCCGGCCGAGGTGTTCTGCAGTGCGGCGAATTGCTTCTGCAGCGCGTCCAGCTTCGCCAGTACGGACTGGTTGCCCTTACTCTTGCGGCGGAATTCGCGCTCCTCTTCAGCCGTGGCCACGATGTCATCCACGGCCGTGCTGACATCATCGATCAAGTCCTGGTCGGGCTCAGGTGCATCTGCGGCGGCCGGCTCAATGACGGCTTGAAGGCCGGCAGCGACAACCAGCAGCTGCGCCACCAGGGCCGTCAAAGCCGTTGCTGTAGCTTCATCCATTGGGGGTTTGCTCTCTGTTTGGGGTTGGGTGGTTTCGGCGGGCAGCACATCGGCGGCGAAACGCTTGAAAAAGCCGGTCAGGGCATTGATCAGTCCGGTTTCGGCGCTGGCCTGGCTGTCGTCCTGCAGGCGGCCGAGTTCGACCGAGGCGGCGTAATACGAAGCGCGGGTGTTCTTGTGGGAGAAGTAGAGTTCCTGGGTGCCCACACTGGCCGGCTGATCGGTGACGCCCATGCCAGTGAGGTAGGCTTTGCCCTTGCCACGAAAGTCCGGGGTGATCTCGATGCTGGTGAACAGTTTCTGGCCCTGATCATTCAGATACAGCAGGCGGTCGTTGGGCTTCAATTGCGCTTCCAACGCCACTTCGCCCGGCTCCAGGTCTTCGGCCTCTTCCACCAGGCGAACCGCATAGACGGTGCCGTGGGAGCCTGGCCAGCGTTCGTGATCGCACCAGATCACCGCCGTGTAGAACGACGGTTTGTAGGTTTCAGCGATATCGCGCAGTTCCTGGGGAAGGATCACACGCCCATCAACGGTGGCTCCGCTGGTGGCGACACGTTTCCAGAACGAAACAAGGGAACGGGGCATGGATTTGACTGCGCTCAATCACTGAATGAGCCGCCACGATAGGGAGCCGCCAAGCCCCAAACAAACGGTTCAAATGCGCGTTTCTCCTATATTCGCGATATAGGAGGATCACGGAATTTAACACCGCGTTTCCAGCGTTTTCGCCGCATAGACTGCGGCCCATGTACTACTCGACCGAAGTTAAAGAAGCCGCCAAACGCCTGTTCCTGCGCCGCTGTAAGGCCAAGGAAATTCAGGCGCAACTCAACCTGCCCAACATCCGGATCGTCTACTACTGGATCCGCCAGGGCGGGTGGGAAGACATGCTGTCGGACGAAGAACCGCTGACCGCCGTCGGCCGTCGTATCACCTTGCTCCTGGACAAGGTTGGCAGCCTGTCGAAAGACGATCTGAACGAGCTGGACCGACTGACCGTCGTTCGCGAACGGTTGCTGAAACAAGCGGCCAAGCCGGCGCCGGCATCGGCCGGGGGGGCTGCCAGCGAACCACAGGAACGCCGCCAGGGCGTGCGTGGCGAACGCTCTGGTCGTAGTGAGGGAGGCGGCAAGAAAAAGGAAAAAAAGGTAAAGAACGACGTCAGTGAACTGACCGAAGTCGACTTTCTGGATAAGTTCATCAGCAAGATGTACGACTATCAGAAAGAGTTGTTTGCGGCCAAACAGAATCCGCTAACGATGCGGATCCGCAACGTACTGAAAAGTCGCCAGGTGGGATTGACCTACTACTTCGCCGGCGAAGCCTTCATGGACGCGGTGCTTACAGGCGACAACCAGGTCTTTCTATCCGCCAGCCGTGCCCAGTCCGAGATTTTCCGCAGCTACATCATCGCCTTTGCCCAGGAGTGGTTCGGCCTGGAACTGACCGGCAACCCGATAGTGCTCAGTAAAGACGGCAAGCCATGGGCGGAGCTGCGCTTCCTCAGCACCAACGGGGCCACGGCACAGGGCTACCATGGCCATGTGTACGTCGATGAATACTTCTGGATCCGTGACTTCGAGAAGCTGAACAACACTGCCAGTGCCATGGGCACCCACTTCAAATGGCGCAAAACCTACTTTTCGACGCCCAGCGCCGTGTCGCACCAGGCTTACCCGTTCTGGACCGGCGAGAAATTCCGCAACGGCAAGCACAAGGACGCCAAGAAGCCATGGCCCAGTGACGAGCAAATTGCGGCCGGCGCCCTTTGCCCGGATGGGCACTGGCGCAAGATCATCACTGTCCTAGACGCACTTGCCGGCGGCTGCACGCTGTTCAACTTAGAGCAGCTGCAGCTGGAGTACGAAGACGACAAGTTCCAGCAGTTGTTCATGTGCAAATTTATCGACAGCAGCCAAAGCGCCTTCGGCCTTAAGGATCTGGAGCGCTGTTATTCCGACCTGTTGTTGTGGGAGGACTACAACCCGGATTTGGATCGACCGTTCGGCAACAGTCCTGTCTGGCTGGGCTACGACCCAAGCCGCACCCGCGACGACGCCACGTGCGTGGTGGTCGCCCCGCCGCTGGAACCCGGGGCGAAATTCCGCATCCTGGAAAAGCACAGCTGGCGGGGGCATTCGTTCAACTACCAGGCCGCCCAGGTCAAAAAGCTTACCGAGCGCTTCAACACGCAACACATCGGCATCGACATCACCGGTGTGGGCTATGGCGTGTTCGACCTGGTGCGCGACTTCTACCCCAAAGCCACGCCGATCCACTACAGCCTGGAGACCAAGAACCTACTGGTCCTCAAGGCCCAAGACACGATCCAGGGCAGCCGCATCGAGTGGGACGCCGGCTGGACCGACATCGCCCAGGCGTTCCTGACCATCAAGCGCGGCACCACCACTAGCGGCCAAGTCACTTACAGCGCTTCGCGCACCGACGCCACCGGTCACGCCGATATCGCCTGGTCGATCATGCACGCCCTGTTCAATGAACCCCTCAACACCAACAAGCGGCGCCGTAGCCGCTATGTCACGAGCGGAACCCATGCCCAAGCCACGACACAAAAAGCCCCAAACCAGCCAACCAGCGCGACAGCCGCAACCCATGCGGGCGTTTACCTTCGGGGAGCCCGAACAGGTGCTGTCCGGCAACATCGGCGAGTATCTGGGGGTGTTTCTCAGCGACGACGGGGAGATCTACAAACCGCCAGTGTCACGGGCGGGCCTGGCCAAGCTACTACGCGCCAACGCGCACCACGGCGCCATTCCCAAGTTCAAGCGCAACCTGCTGCTGCGTGAGTTCATCCCGTCCGAGGGCTGCAGCACGCAGACCATGGGCCGGGCCAGTCTCGACTACATGGTGTTTGGCGAAGCTTATTTCTATCGCGATACCAACGCCTTTGGTGAAGTGCTGGAGATGCAGCACCTACCGGCGATCAACATGCGCGTGAAGGTCAACGGCGGGTTCCGAATGCTGCTGCCCGACAGCAAATACATGGACTTCGACCAGGACGAAATCGAACACGTCCTGGACTACGACGTGGAACAGAACATCTACGGCGTACCCGACTACTTGGGCGGCCTGCAGGCGCTGTTGCTCAACGAAGCCGCGACCCTGTTCCGTCGGCGCTACTACAGCAACGGCGCGCACGCGGGCTACATCTTCTACACCAACGATCCGGACCTGACCGAGGAAGACGAAGACAACCTGCGCGCACAGATCAGCGCCAGCAAGGGCGTGGGCAACTTCCGTTCGATGTTCGTCAACATCCCCAATGGCAAGGAAAACGCGATCCAGATCATCCCCGTGGGTGACTTCCAGGCCAAGGACGAGCTGGAGAAGGTGAAGAACATCACGCGCAACGACGTGATCGCGGCATGGCGGATGAACCCTGCGCTGGCCGGAATTATCCCGGAAAACAGCGGGGGGTTTGGGGATATCGAGAAGATCGATCGCGTTTACACCAGCAACGAGATCAGACCGATCTGTCAGCTATTCAATCAGTTGAACGACACCCTCCGACGTGACAGGTGTATCGACTGGAGAAAGCTCGATAACTCACGTGAAACCGCTACCTGATGTTTCAAAAATAGAGAAATATCCTGCATCACATGCGAACATAGTGGCAATTAGCTGCACCCTGGGGAGGGAACCATGAGAGTGACTTGTAAGTGTGGACACAAAGGTCGAATTGCATCGCGTGAGGTGCTATCTGCCGACTTCGCAAAACTTTACTGCCAGTGCCTCGACGCAAAATGTGGGCACAGTTGGGTAGCAAATCTTACGTTTTCCCACACGCTAAGCCCGTCCGCACAAACGTTCGACAGGCTGCTGATTGATCGGCTTAGAGACATGCCCAGGGCGCAACAGCGGGAGCTGTTTGAAAAACTTGGATCGCAGGCGGTTGCATGATGCAAACCGCCGACAACGACATGCCGGCGGCTCAGGAATCAATCGTCGTCGGACTGATCCGGGTTGCTTATCAGCGCTTCGGTCAGCCTACGCAATTGCTCCTGGTCACGCTGGCTCAACTGGCGATAGAAGCCAATCAGGCGGCGCTCAATGTGCGAAAGCTCATACCGCGCAGATGCAGCTATTTCAACGTAACCGGCATCGGCGTTTGTGCGATCCAACATGCTTACCACTCCATAAAATCCATTGCTGATGCAGTGATATGGGGGCGAGCCGGTGTGATGGCAGAAACACCTTGTTCAATTCGATCCTTTGACAGCGTCGTCAGCCATCGCCTTTACGAAGCGTCGAATGGCTCGCTGATCATCCGCCGGAATGCTGCGGTATTGCTGAACAATCCTGTCCTCCACTTCATCCAGCGAATCAAGCGCCAAGGTAGTGCGCTCGCCGGTGAGGATATACGGCACGTCGAACTTGAACTGAACAGCAACGTTGCTCAGGTACGACGCCGTAGCGTCACTCGATCCGGACTCGTAATTCGCCTGCGTCCGCTTAGAAATACCCAACGCTTCCGCAAGCTGGTTTTGTGTCATGCCGCACCGCTTCCGTTCTTCTTGCAGCCGAGAACCTATCTCTTCAGAAAGATGCACTTATTTTCATCCCTACTCTTTACAAGTGCACCTAAGTGCATCATTGTGCATCTCACACCACATGAAACTGCACGGATCTGCACTATGCCGAACACACGTATCACCGAGCAAGCCCGCATACAGGCGCGGGAAGCATTAGAAAAACGTGGCCAGTCAGCAAAAGACTTTGCGACGGAACACGATCTGAACCCCAGTACCGTTTATGCGGTGCTGAGCGGCCAAAGCCAATGTCGCCGTGGGGAGGCACACCGTGCCGCCGTTTTACTCGGCATTAAGGACGGCGTGATCGCACAGTAATGGCCAACGAACTGAGGGAACAGCAGAAGATGGAAAGCCAGGTTCTAAAAACACGTCGCGAAGTTGTCAGTGCAATTATTTGCACCTTCGAAGGTGGCCGCGAATGCGCCGCCGCCCGGATCGGCCTGCCACTCAAGAAGTTTGATAACCACGCCTATGAGAACAACAACTGCCGCCCTTTAACGGATACGCAGATCTTCCAACTGGAGCAAGTCACGGGCACCCAGCACTTTCCAAACTACGTGGCGGCTATGTACGGCGGAATGTTCGTACCGGTGATCCACCCCGAGCACCTGGACAACGTGGAAATGTATGCACGGGCTATGCAGAGTTCGGCCAAACAAGGAACGGTTGACCAAGCCATTGCCCAGGCGCTGGAAGACGGTGTGATTACCGACGCCGAAGCCGAGCTGATTCAGAACGCCCACACGTTGCACATGGCCGCTCGGACTGCCGAGGTCTATGCAGCGATCGATCTCTACCGCGCCAAATCGGGGATAGCCAAATGAACAATGCCTGCTTAGACATGGACTATCGCAGCACCATCCGGGCCGCTGCACTCGCATTCCTCGAACGCCACCAGGCCGAACACTTAGGCGATCAGGGTCAATTCATTGAACGGACCGTCAACCACCTGGTGGATAGTTTCCAGGCCGACAAGGCATTTGCGCTTCGAATCACTTGTGAGGCTTTGGGCGACCTTGCCGAAATCAATGTTCGGCAGCGGATTGACCTCATGGCAAGCGAATCTCATGCCGTGGTTATAACTGACCCTGTGCGCGGCTGCGCTTGGTCGGTCCCGGTCCATCTGATCTATGAACACCTGATATCCGCTGGCCGCGCCACCCGCATTACCTCCGCAACCTAACACCCCTTAACCAATCACCGGCCCCACATCCCGTGGGTTTGGGTGAGCTGCGCCCGAAATCGAGGTTTAACGATGGTAAACGCCGTAATTGTCACCACTCAACTGCCCCCGGCCGAGGCCGAGGCGTTGCTGGCCGCGCTGCGTGAACAGTATCGCTTGAGCCTCAATGAACATTGGTACGACGACCAATTCCGCTTTGTCGCGGACGGTCTTCGCCATGGCGCAATCCTCGCCCACATACCGGTCATGGCTGCACAAAAACGCCTTATGGCAGCCCTGTCCCATAGCCTCAAAGCAGTGAAGTAACCCCATGAAAGAAGATCTTCGCCAAGACATGTTGCAACGCCTCCAGTCCGACTTCGGGCTCAAGCACCGCACGGGCACCGACTACATGCGCGGCGGCACGTGCCCGAAGTGCAAAAAGAAAGAGCTGTACTCCCGTTTTGACACGCCATGGATGGTGATCTGTGGCCGCCCTGAAAAGTGTGGCCACACCCTGCACGTGAAAGAGCTGTACGACGATCTGTTTGAAGACTGGAGCAAACGTGCGCCGGCGACAGACCAACATCCCAACGCCACAGCACGCGCTTACCTGGAGTTCGCCCGGGGCTTTCGCTTTGAGCTTATCCAAGGGTGGTTCACCCAGGAAACGTTCTATTCCGTTGAACACAACGCCGGCAGCGCCACTGTGCGGTTCGCCCTGGAGAAAGGCGGCTGGTGGGAACGCCTGATCGATCAGCCGCACCGCTTCGGCAAGATGAAGGCCCGCTTCAAGTCCAAAGACAGCTATCGCGGCGTCTGGTGGTGCCCGCCCTGCATCGATCTGCTTGAAGCCAAGGAGATCTGGATTGTCGAAGGGATCTTCGACGCCATTGCCCTGGTGCACCACGACATCGCGGCCGTGTCTGCAATGTCCTCCAACGCATTCCCTGGGGACTCGCTCAAAGCACTGATTAAAACCCGGGAAGGCGGGAAGCTGCCCAAGCTGGTTTGGGCTTTAGATAACGAGCCAAGCGCAAACGCCTACACCAGACGTTGGGTCCGCGAAGCACGTGCCCTGGGCTTCGTCTGCGAGTCAGCGCAGATCCCGCAACGCGACGGTCGCAAGTCAGATTGGAATGACCTTCATCAGCGCTGGAGCTTCATCCAGGACGAAACCAAACGCGCCGACCAAATCGCGACCGACCTCAAGCAGGCCCGCCACCAGGGCGCACTGCTGCTGGCCGAAAGTGCGGCGGAAAAGGCTTTGCTCATGTACGACTGGAACAAGCGCGGGGAATTTCACCTGGGCTTCGGGAACCGCCTGTACTGGTTCAAGTTGGACATGGAGAAATTCAACCGAGCCATGTCCGACATCGAGGACAGCGAGAACCACGACGATCAGTTGCTGAACCAGGCGCAACAGCGCGAAAAAGCGCTACAGCAGTCCGGCAGCGTCGTGGAGATCGCCAACTGCTACCCCCAGGCGCTGTATTTCCAGCGTAACGAGGTAACAGACGAGTCCTGGTACTACATGCGTGTGGACTTCCCCCATGACTCCGAAAGCGTAAAGAACACCTTCACCAGCGGCCAGCTGTCGGCCGCAAGCGAATTCAAAAAGCGCCTGCTGGGTATGGCGGCGGGTGCCATGTTCACCGGCAGCGGCCAGCAGCTCGACAAGCTTATGAAAGATCAGCTGTTCGGCATCAAAACGGTTTCGACTATCGACTACGTGGGCTACAGCAAGGAATACGCCTGCTACGTCTACGGCGATATCGCGATCAAGGACGGCACCACCTACAAGGTCAACAGTGAAGACTATTTCGAATTCGGCAAGCTACGCCTGAAAACTCTGCAGAAAGGTGTCCCGATCAAGCTGCAGCGTGAAGCCAAGGACTTCAACGAAAAGTGGGTGCAGTTGTTGTGGACCTGCTTCGGCGCCCAGGGCTTTGTAGCCTTGGTGTTCTTCTTTGGTTCGCTGTACTGCGAACAGATCCGCGCCCGCTACCAGTCTTTCCCTTTCCTAGAGGCCACCGGTGAAGCCGGCGCCGGTAAAACCACCCTGCTGAACCTCCTTTGGAAACTGCTCGGCCGCGAAGGCTATGAAGGATTTGACCCGATGAAATCTACCAAGGCCGGCCGCTCTCGACTGATGGGCCAGGTCTCCGGCATGCCAGTTGTATTCCTGGAAGCCGATCGCCACGGCGACGATCGAGCGCACGCTAAGACCTTTGAATGGGATGAGCTGAAAGACTTTTATGGCGGCGGGACCCTGGCAACGAAAGGCGTCAAGACTGCCGGCAACGAGACGTACGAGCCGCCATTCCGGGGAACGATTGCTATCAGCCAGAACGCGGCCGTGGTTGCACATGAAGCAATCATGACGCGCATTGTGAAGCTGCACTTCGTGCGCCCGACCGTCACACCTGAAAGCCGTGCTGCAGCGGATCAACTCAACGCCCTGGACGGCGACACCCTCAGCCACTTCTTGTTGCGGGCCGTGGGCAAGGAGGCCGCGGTGCTTGAGCTATTCGCCCAGCGGATGCCCGAACACGAATCGAAGCTGCGTCGTTTGCACACCCATTGCTTCGCCTGCAGCACGGCCTATGCCAGTGACCAGGGCAACTGCACCAGCTGCGGCTATGACCTGCGGGGCTACATCCGCGTGGAGCGCATCAGCAAAAACCACGCACAAATGCTCTCGCTACTGGACGGCATTCGCCTGGTACTGAAATTGAGTGCCCCCCAGGTCGCTGCCACCCAACGCCAGATCGTGCGGATGGCCATCGAGCGCCAGGCGTCGATCAGCTCCGACCACGCAGCCGTGGCCGAGTTTTGGGAGGTTTACGACTACCTCGAATCCTTAAGCGAAGACCCGGTGGTGGACCACAGCAGCGACGCCAGCGTGATCGCCATCAACCTCAACGAATTCTGTGAGCGTGCCGCCGAACACAAACAGAAGCTGGCCGACGTGGCCACATTGCGCGACCTGCTCAAAGAGTCCCGTTCCCGCAAGTTCCTGGATAGCAACAAGGCCGTACACAGCGCCGTACGTGCAGCGTTCAACGGCCGCAACCCGTGTTCCCAACCCCGGCCGACCACAGTGAAGTGCTGGACATTCAAGGCGTAAAGGAGAGCAAGACCGATGCAGATCCAAGTGTTTATGGGCAATGCTGGCAACGGCAAAACTAGCAAATTGCAGGGAGTGCAGGACCGCCTGGACTTCACCGGTGAGAGCGCGCCGATCATTCAGGCCGGTGCCTATGGGGAAGATGGTTTGTTGGAGATCCTGGAAGTTCGGGCAGCCGGTGGCCAGCGCGAAATCCTGGTGGACGACTGCAGCAGGCAACAGATTTTGAGGGTGTTGGAGTGGCAGTCATGCGTTGAGCATGAGCCGGATTTTGACGGCCTGGTGATCCACCTGGCCCGTAAGGACTGACCTTAAAAGAAACAGTGTCGAGGAGTTGCAGCTCCCCGACACCTAACCGCAACAGAGGGCAATACCATGCAAGCACAGAACCTAAGCAGCAGCGGCGCGAAGGCTACCACACCGGCACGTAACCTGGTGGCCACCGCGATCATCGGCGCGGCCGTCATTGGCTACCTGGTGCACAAGACTCCTGAATCACGCACTCGACTTGAAAGCCTCAGCCAGATGGCCAACACCCTGGGCGAATTGAGCGAAACGGATGCCGCCGTCGTCGCCCAACTACTCGCCAAACCGGCAACCCGGGGCGTATCACGCAATGTCTAACAGCCCTGCAGCACCAGTACGGCGCTTTCCCTGGAACATTGATTACACGAGCGTCTGCGACCAATGCGGCAATTGGCGCGTCCAGGGTAATCACGTGAAATGCAGCCGGCTACGCCAGCTGCAGAACGCCCATCTACGCAGCCAAAAGCCTAAACGGTAAGCCGCGTCCACCAGAAGATGCGCCACCAGATACTTGGCCCGGAAACGGGCCTTTTTGTTTCCGATCGTCAGACTGTCGATTCACAAGCACAGCGTTAGGGGTTTACATGAGTGGGGTCGAAGCTCGCGGGAAGTCCGTGAGAGTCTATTTTCAATACAACGGGGAGAAATGTCGGGAAACAATCCCAGGGGGCAACACCCCTGCCATCGTGGCCCAGGCAAAGCGCCTGGCCGAAATCATCGAATACGAAATTCAGTCCGGCACATTCGATTACGCACGGCACTTCCCCTACTCGGCGAAGCTGGTCGAAAACACCTTCGGGCACTACCTGGATGTCTGGTTAAAGATCAAGGCCAACAGCGTGGCAGCGTCGAGCTATAGGGGCTACGCAAATAAGGCAGAGGTTCACGTGCGACCGCGCTGGGGGAAGGTACAGATCAACAAGATCGATCACCTGGACCTGCAGGAGTGGATCCAGGGCCCCTTGTCGAAAACACTAAAAAACAAAACTATCCGCGACATCATCAGCAACGTGCGTCAGGTGTTTCGACTGTATCGCACCAGGATGAAAGTCGCGCATGACCCAACCGAAGGTTTGATGGTGCGTCTCCCAGATCCCGAGGCACCGGACCCGTTCACCCGGGCGGAAATCAAACAGATCCTTGAGACCCACACCAGCCGCACGCAAGAGCTGTTAATGGTTCAGTTCATGATATGGGCTGGCCCCCGAGTTTCTGAGACCATCGCCTTGGCTTGGGAAGATGTCGACCTTGAGCAAGGCACCGTGACGTTCCGCAGGTCCAAAGTGCGCGGGGCTTATCGGGTTACAAAAACCCGGCGTTCGACGCGCAAGGTTCGCCTGCTCGCTCCCGCGTGGGACGCGCTGCGCAAGATCGATGCACTGAATCGGAATCGGAAGGCGGAAACCGTCGACATCGTGGAGCGAGACAACAAAACGGTACGTAAGCACAAACTGCACTTTGTATTCCTGAACACCAAAAGCGGCTTGCCGCATGCCAACGACTTTGTCGTACGCGACAGATTCTTCAAGGCTCATTTACTGGCCGCAGGAGTTCGTTATCGCGGGCCTGGCCAATGCCGGCATACCTACGCTAGTCAGTTGCTGACGACCGGTATTGCCTCAATTGATTGGATCGCCGAACAGATGGGGCATACCAATGGCAACATGATCCGTCAGCACTATGGGACATGGATCAATGAGGATGGGCCAGACGTGGTGGGGATGTTGCAGTTAGCGCTCAAGCTATCACCGGTCACAGCTCTACAGTGAAGCCGCGCAGCCCCACCGCGTCAGCAAAGCGTCCCACGGCTGTCAGACTCGCCCAGGTGCGCAACGGCTCACGCCTGGAGCGTACCGGCACCAGGCGCGCCGTGGGCCCGCCCAGGCGAATGGATAGAGTCCACTGCCAATCATTGCCGGCCACGCGGCACACCACGGCCTCGCGCACCGCGTGCTGGCTCACCAGGGCTTTCAAGGTGTCCGACTGGATCGCCTCGCCAATCATGCCGTCAGCCCCATGCGGCGCTCATCGGCGGCATTGTTGAGCGCAATAAACAGTGCCTCGATGGTGGCCGGCGTCAGTGCGCGTGCCGCTTCTACGCCTTCCACAAAGCCTTCCGCGCGTTCCTGGGCCCGCTCCAGGGCGTGCAGATCCGCAGCACGCTCAAGCCGCGCCAGGTGGTGAGCCGTGTGCGTGCGAATCAGAGGCGGCAAGCTCACTTCGTCTAAAAAGTCAGTCGCACTCATGCGGGCACCGGACTCAATGTGTCCAGGGCGGCGCGCAGCTCGTACAGCGGGAAATGCTCACCGCGCTTGCCGATCAGGCATTTATCCCTATGCGCCGGGAAGGGTTGGCCAGCACCGCCGCCGTGGAACGTCTGCTTGACGCCGCAGTTTCGACACTTCAAAAAAGTCGTGCCCAGATCCCAGTCACGGGTCCATTCCTCCAGGGCGGCAGTGACGGCATAGTTCACGTCGTTACGATCACGCAAGCTCATCACAACCACCCATTTGCACGGCCACTGTCCAGACGCTGGCTCATAGCGCTCATTTGCTCGGCCGTTAGAGCCCCGGCCACCATCAGCCCCCATAGGAAGCCGCGTAACTGGTTTTGCGTACGCAGCATGCCGGCGTGATTCAGAGCTTCAAATCGAAAGTCTTCTACCTGGGGCCGCAGGTGTGGCAACGCGGCACCAGGGTCGGCCAGAGCGATAAGATCGTCAAAATACAGATTGGCGGCGGCAATCGCGGCCGGGTCCTTCAGTGGCTCGTACACAGATGATTCCTTTCGAGTGAGTGGCAGGTGTTACGTGAAACCACTCTATGGGGTGTTGGTATGCCAGTCCAGGGGGTTATGGTTTCCGCAGGCACACAAAAAGGCCCCCGCACCTGGTGAAAGTGTGGGGGCCTTTTGAACATAAGCGGCGATATCAGAAATACTTCGCGTCGTTAGCCGCGGGATACCGTTGCGTCCGATACGTTGAGTAATCCCGCAGGGGGCATGCGCCGGCGGTCGAAAGCTTCCCAGTCTTCGGGCCTACGCTGTTCTCCGCAGCGCATGCATACGTAGACATCCGGGCTCAACCCCAGGTAGTAGCCCTTTCTGATATAGGGATGGGAGCATTGGCTTGATGGATACCCGCCGTTAACCTCATACGATTCAGTCATCATATAAAAGCCTAAAAAAAACCCGCACTTAGTGCGGGCAAAACAGGAGTAATACCTTGAGACTCATTGAGCGAACAGGCTCAGTATTGAGAGCCAAAGGAACCAGAGTCAGTTTGGTTTTTATTTGTCGCTGTCGACGAACGGCAAATAACAAGCGAGACGGTAGTTGTACAAATCGAACCAGCTTGTACAACGCATAAATTCTGAACCTTCTTTCTGACGAAGTAACAAAAAAGTTCAGGGAGAAGCGAAATGAAAAATTCTTTATATATCATCGAATACGAAATCCATGACGTACCTAAATCTTTCATCGTAAGAGCGGAGGTCATGAACAACGCGGAAGCTTGGCACTGGGCAGCGTGCGACGTAGGGATAGGAATCATCCCTAGGTTTCGGAACGAGAAAATAAAACGGATCAGCAAGCCGATGGGTGAGCGCTACGGCCTTACAAACGTGAGGTGGCGCCCATCAGGCAGCATCCCCTTTATCGCACAGCCCTATGTACCGCCCCCACCCGAAATGAGCGAGATGGAACCCGACCCGTGCAAAGAGTGATGGCTATTAGCTATTGGACGCTCCATTTTTCCGATTATCGACCAAGATGCATAACCTATGAACGCTGCGGTTAAGTGCATCGTTCATAACTTGGTCTGAATACTTCTTTCGGCACTTTGGACAACGCCTTTCAGACGCAGACGAAACCATGTAGGTAATTTCGTTTTCGCTTGGCTCGAACGGAGCATCACATTTAACGCACCTGTGCTCGGTATGGATATTGGACAT